TAGTTAATTGTGTTAGATCAAAATTAGTAGTCGTAGTTTGTCTTTCAAATATAGCTATTTTTTCTTCTACTGTTTTTACCTTATTAGCGTATTCAGTACTGTTATCAGCTTGTCTTAAAAATAAATTTAAATCGTCAAAGTATTTATCTAATATTTCTAACTGAACTTGTGTAGCTAAGCTATTAAATTCAGCTGGAGTCATATATCCTCTTTGCTCTTTATTTAAAATAAAAAGAACAGTTTGGTAAACAGTGTTTACGTTAATTGCCATATTTGTATATATTAAAAAGGCGGCAGTACACCGCCTTAATTATAATCACTTGTTATTTTAGTTTTTTCTGTATAGAGTTATATACTTCTAAACCTTCATCAGTTTTAAACCAAGCAGCCATAGCTGAGTATGGATTTTCATCAAACGGAACATTCATTAATTTTCTACCGTTTGTAGCCCATTTAAAAGTTCTATTATCATCTGACAATATTATTACTCTAGCTTCTGTAGCTCTAATTGCTAAATTTCTTAACTCAACATTTTCATCTTGAGCTAAATCTAAAAATAATACAGGATCTTTTTTAGCAAATAAAAGTAAATCTCTTTTTAACTCTTTAGAGCTTAATTTATTCACTTGTGATCCTATTTCTACTCTTAATATTGCTTCTGCTTTATCAATATCCATTTCGTAAGCCATATTCATAGCAGCTATTTCAGCTTCTAAATAATCAAATTCGTCAACTGCGTTTGCTACTGGATCAAACTCTGCAAATATTAAATCTCTGTGAGGATGATGAAGTAAAAACTCTTGTAAGTTTCTTTTTTCTTTTTGCACCATTAAATGACCTTCTTCAAAAACAATATGTTTTAATGTTACAGATCCTTTTTGTTCATCAACAAATATTGACTGTTGGTTTGTGGCGTACCTAAGTTCTCTTTCATAACCTTTTTCTGGATCAAACCAAACTAAAGGGTATCTTCTAGAGTGTCTACTAGGTAGAGTATATGTTAATGGTTGCTTGTTATTTAAAAGATAATAATTTCTATCTTTGTATTCCCAAGTATCTTTTTTAACTTGAGGTTTTTTCTTTTCTTTTGTTTCCATAATATAATATAATATAATAATTAATAAAGACCCCGCCGAAGCGGGATCTTAATAGTTGTTTTACGCTACAGTAGTAAACACAGTTGTGTTAGCTACAGTTCCAGCAGCATCTGGACCAGCGTTTATACATTTCAACCAAGACGCTTGCAAGCTAGCTTCTAAAGCTCTAGCCGCAGCAGCGTCAGCCAATGTAATACCAGCGGTAATAGTTGCACCACCTATGTAAGTAAATACACAGTTGTTAGAACTATTGCTAGCTACAATCTTTAATAATTCCTCAGAAGGAATATATAAAGGTTGATCAGTGTTATATTTTGCTTCTATTAATTTAGCCATAATTTCTATCTTTTAAATGTTAAATAATAATTAAGCTCCTTTGAATAACACGAAGTTATTAGCAGCTTGTACGACTAAACATCTTTCAGATAAGAAATTAACTCTCATTGTATCTAAGTCAGAAGTGTAAGCACCACCAACAGATCCAGTGATCCATGATTTCATTTTTCTATCTTCAGTCTCAGAAGCTCTATATCTTACGTGTAAGAAAGGACGTCTGATATTTGATCCTAACATTTGATCGTATACTGTAGTAGTTCCAGCAGGAATCATTACACCATCAATCTCATTGTCAGAACCTCTTAAAGTTATGTCATTTAAATATTTCCAGTCAGTTTTGTAGAAATCGTAAGATCCTCTTCTAAACCCTGAGAAACCAAAATTAAGTGCCATATCTCCATCGTTCTCAAATAAACCATAAGAAGCAGCTTGTGTAGAAGCAAATGAGCCATTTACAGCAGCTAACATATCGTCAAAATCAAGAGCAGTAGCTCTAGATAAGAATAACATGTTTTCTTCAATAGCACCTTGCTTGTCTAATTGCTTAAGTATTTCATCGAAATCACCTAATGCACCAGCTCCAGGAGCAGCAGCACCAGCAAATCCAGAATATACGTTACCTCTATCATTTAATGCAGAAAATAAACCTTCAGTACCTTTTATTTGAGAAGCAGAAGCATCACCAAAGTTAGCGCCAAATTGAGTATTAGCATTTACGTTAGCTTGTTTTACACCTTCAACCATAGCAGTTTCTAAGTAATCTTCAAAACGTAGTCTAGTTTCAGACTCAGCTTTTAAGTACCATAGATAACCTGATTGACCGTCTTCAGTAGCTACTTCAATCCAACCAATTTGAGCAACGTCAGAACCAGATAATTCATAGTTGTCTTTTAATATAATTGGTGAATTTTTATGAGTAGTTACACCTGGCTCAATTGCACCAGACATTCCTTGACTTCCTTTTGGAAATTCAGAACCGTATACAAACAAGCTGTTTGTAGCAGCACCAGTAACAATTCCAGCAGGAATACCAGCTGCAGTTGTTTCATAAAGAATACAAGTAAGTGTGTAAGTTCCACCACCAGAAGTAACTAAAGCTTTAGCAGTAACTAATCCAGTAGCATTATCTGAAATTAAAATTGTATTACCATTTCTAATTGCAGAAGTAGCTGGGTTACCAGCGCCTGGAGTAATAGTTACAGTTACAGTAGAGTTAGCACCAGCAGCAACTTGTACAGTGTCATATGCAATATGTAATCTATTTTGTTCAGTCCAAATAACTTGGTCTGATGTCATTGGCATCTCTGCGCCTACCATTCTTAAGAATCCACCTATGGTTCTGTTACCATATCTTTCAACTTCAGCTTCGTAAAGCTCTGGAAGATATTGTTGTGCCCATTGTGAAAATCCTGCTGCCTGAAAGTCAATGTAGTTATCTTGTACAGTAACTTTGCTTGGCATTGGTACTATAGACGCGGGAAATGCATTGTTGTTTTGAAATCCCATTTTATGAATTTTTAGTTGTTGTTTTTATTTTTTACTTTAAATTTCAACCTAGAACTATCTGCACCACTTATTGCTCTTACTTTTAATCCATTAATATACACATCACCATTGTCTTGTGGACGTGGATCATTAGATATATTTTTTGATTTAGCCATAATATCTTTAGTAGCGTCGGCTTTACCTTGCTCATAAAAATGTTTAGCTATAGCATCAGCATTGTCAGCAGCGTAAATAGCTTTGTGGTAATTAACAGTGTCAACAACTTCACCATTTTTGTTTAAGAACTTCTTAACGAATGTGTTTAAGTTAGACTGTTTTGCCGCAACTTCACTTGGATTATTTATGCTGTACTTAAATGTTTTATCTCCAACATTAAAATCAAAACCTTTGAAATCATTGAAGACACTGTTAGTTTTCTTCATAAATTCCTCATGTCGTTGTTTAGCTATTTCTTGTTCTTTGTTGTATGTATTGAGAAAGTCAAGTGCTTTTTGTTGATCAGAACTAGTATTAGGCTTCAATTTAATTTCATCATAATACTTTTTCTTTGTATCTTCAAAAAACTTTCTTGCTTTCGCAAGCTCTTCTTTAGCAGCAAGCTGCTTTTTTTTAATATCTTTTTTCTCTTCCTCATCTTCATCATAAGAAAATTTGTCTTCTATTAAAAACTCTATTTCTTCTTTATCTAAATGAGGTTTAGTAGATTTATAATATTCTACTAATAATGTATCAGGATTAACTTTAGAATAATCAGTATTTAATCTAACGTAATCTTCTATGTTACCTCCTGTTTCTTCCATAAACTGTACTAGTTTTTCTATATTCTCTGGAAGATTTACTTTAGGTGTTTCAACTTCAGCGGCTACTGATTCTTCTACAGTTTCATTTACCACCTCCGTTAACGGACTTACTTCTTCTTCTTGACTCTCAGTGGTAACGACTTTTTCTTCGTGTGTTTCTCCCACTTCTTCGCCATCTCCGGATTGGTCGCGTACATCCACCTTCGTTGTGCTTGACTCTTGAACGGCATCTTCTTCTTCTTTTTTAGTTAAATCAAGTTTAAACACTTGATCATTCGGTCTTTTGTACGAAGGTTTTTTTATTTTCAAACCTTCTACTTTTTCTTCTGTTTTTGTTTCTGACATAATAAAATATAATAGTTAATAAATATTTACAAATTATATATTTTGTAAATTATCTTTTTGTTGAAAATCTATTGGTAATAAATTGTTTTTTCTTTGGTCTATCATTTCACTTTGCTGTGTACCTTCTAATTTAGTTCTAT